ACAATAATGGGAATGGCTGGTTCACTCGTTTCTGGATTTGCAAAAGCCATAGTTAATAACCTCTCGCTTATTCTAAATGCGGTTAGTAAATTAGTGTTCACTTTATTACAAGGATTACTTAAAGCACTACCAAAGATTACAAAAGCAGGAATTGAAGTGATAATGACTTTGGTAAATGGAATACTTGATAGCCTTCCAGATATCTTATCGGCAGCCATTGAAATGGTGGTTACTCTTGCAAATGGAATTATCGCTGCATTACCAGAACTCATACCTGCAATTGTTAAAACTTTAATCACCGTTGTAGATACACTAATTAACAATTTACATTTGATTTTAGATGCTGCACTTCAATTAGTAAAAGGCTTAGCGGAGGGAATTTTAGCAGCTGTACCTATACTGATACAGGCCTTGCCAGGATTAATACTTGCACTTGTGAATTTCTTATTATCATCAATTCCAGAAATCATTAATGTAGGCATTGAATTATTGACTTCATTGGTTGATGCACTACCTGAAATTATTACAGCAATAGTTGTAGCAATACCACAAATCATAGATGGAATTATTAATGCGATCTTTGAAGCAATACCTCTGATCATTGAAGCTGGTATAAATCTTTTTATCAGCTTAATTCAAGAATTGCCTCAAATAATTATGATGATTGTAGGAGCAATTCCGCAAATTATAACAGGTATATTGAATGCTTTAACAGGTAATATTGATAAATTCATGGGAATTGGAATAATGCTATTTTCAGCCATCATTCAAAACCTACCTGAGATTATTAAGAGTATTACACAAAATATCCCGCAAATAATTACAAGTATCATTACTGCTTTTTCTTCATTAACAAGCGGTATGTCTGAAGTGGGTAAAAATCTAGTAAAAGGTTTATGGGATGGTATTCAATCATTAGCTGGTTGGATTAAAGATAAAGTTTCTGGATGGGCTAGCAGCCTATGGAAGGGGATCACTGATTTCTTTGGAATTAAATCACCTTCAAGAAAAATGGCATGGGTTGGTAGCATGTTGATGCAAGGTTTAGGTAGTGGTATTGAAACTGACGAAGCACCAATTAAAGCAGCAGAAGATTTAACAGAAAACATCAACGATATCATGAATAATCTAACTACTAAATCATCTATCAATGTTGAAGCAAATGTTGATACTAAAGGAACAAGAAACAGCCTTCAAGATGCAATTAAGACTCTAACCATTGATGCAAAGTCTATGAATGGTGATTTTAGTGCTGGCACACCTCAAAGAAATGAAGAAATGATATCACCAATAGAAGTCACTGTTCCGTTATATCTGGATGGTGAATTAATCAGTGAAGCAACAAGTAGAATTCAAAGTTTAAAAACAGCATCCTTAAAACGTGCAATGGGGGTATAAATATGGCATTTGAACTATTCACTAGAAGTGGAGTCTTTCTTACTAACATTGAGAAAATACTAACCTGCACGAAAAAAGAAACACTATCAGGGGTGCTAACCTTAAACTTTGAAACGCTGATAACTGATGAATTGGAAACCTTAGTAAATGGTAGTGATTATACAATTCTATACAACAATGAGTACTATGACGTGGTGTCAATTCAAAAATCACTAAGCAAGGGACTATATAAAATTAAGTTTAGCTGTGAACATGTTTCTTATCGATTGAGCGGTTTTTCAAGGAGTTATTTTTGGGGAATTGGAACAGTAAAAGAGATACTAACTTTACTACTTAAAGACACTGGCTTTTATGCTGGGATAAGTGATATTACTGCTGATTTTGAAATTCCAATCAAAGAAGAAAGTACTGTACGAAGCATGATTCTTAAAATCGCTAACATCATAGGCTGCGATGTGGAGTTTACAGGTTTCTATGTAAATATGTTTAGTCATAGAGGTAGTTCAAATCCTATAGACCTAATTGATAAAAATGTAGTTTCAATAAGCAAAACAGAAAAAGCAGGTTTATTAGTTCCTTCTTATTCAATTACAGTAAGACCGACTACCAATCTTGTGGTTGGTGATGAGTTACATCTTAAGTTTGATAGGTTGGGTATTAATGAAAATGTAAGACTTATTGGAATCACAAGCAAGCCATTTATAAGCAAAGATTATGACCTTGAGGTAGGTGTAGCAGAAGCCACGATCGAAGCAGATCTTGTTTCATTAAAGCAAGACTCCATAGAAAGTAATAAAAGTTACTACGGTGTAAAAATATCTCCTGATGATGGTTTAACGGTAGTAAGAGAAGACCAGAAAGCTAAAGTGATTATGAATTCCGATGAGTTTAGAATGCAGGCAATGGATGAAGACTATATCTTTAGAGACAGGCTTTACTTTGATCCAATTGCTGGAAGTTATAAATTTAGTGGCTCAATTGAGGTTGATGCAGGGAAAATTAATATCAACAATAAGTTTATAGTAGATGAAAACGGGGATGTACATATGTCAGGGCAGTCTACTATTTATGGCGGTAGATATTATGCAGGGGATATTGAAAATAGTGATGGATACTCGCAAATGACATCAAGCGGCTTTGAGGTTTTCAATAGTACAAACGATATCAAATTAAGACTTGGCTACACAACAGAAGGTGAGGACTATCCGTATATTCAACTTGGCTCTGGAAGTGGTGCATTTACTGATTTTGGACTTGTTAAAAAGTTTACTGACGGGCTTTGGATTGGAAACTCTGAACCTGCTGATGAAAGTGGAAACTTCACTCCGATGCTAGGCTATAACGGTATTTTCTTTCGCTTCAGTGACAACACAGCTTATGTAGTCAAGGATACAGAAATGAAGAATATTTACACTGGTGCAGCTATTGCAAAGTTTGGATAATTGGTGGTTTATATGAAAAATCTAAATTTACCTACTTCATTTGAGGCATGGAACTGGAGTAAAGACGATGATACCATTAAAGCCTACTATGCCATTAACAATAAAGGGTATACAGCTGAGTTTAAAGCTGCTGTTTGGAACTCACTATGCAATAAGTTATATCAGACCTTAAATGCTATGAGTCTTAGTTGGGATGATAAATATACAACATATAGCGGAGTGTTATTAAGTGGTTATTATCCCACCTTAACTGCTCAAATCTTTAACTCAGTAAGGCACAATATCGAAGTGCATGTTCCAACAACATGGAAGTGGACCTTCAACAAGGCTTATGAGGGTTATGTTGGACGATTGGATTTTAGGGGTGCAAGCACAACAAGTAATCCTGACACTTTCTTTGGATCATACATTCTTGAAATTGCCAGAAAGCTTAATCTACTTATAAGTATCTTTAAAAATGAAGCTTCATTTGCAGAACCAAATGTTGCTTTTACTTTTGTTTTAGATACATCGCAGGTTGAATTTGTAAGTCTAGACTCAGCGATTTTGAATGTCGATTTAATAAATAACACTGTATCGAATAGTGCACTTTCATACATTGAACCAATAGAGTTTAATGTTAATAGTAAAAATAAACACACAAACGATGCATTGATAAGCCTTAAAAATGCTGCACAAACTTTAGCTATTAATGAGAGATTTAGAATGTCGGCATCAGCATCATTGTTACTTGAAGAGTTATATAGAAATCTATATGCCTACGTATATTCAAACATTAGCCAAAACGCAAAGTTAGTAGTTAACAATAATAAAAGCATACTAAAAATAGACTTGAGTGTTGAGAACATAAACGAAGCAACACTGATCTTACCAGACATAATTAATATGCTAACTGAGATTATTTCGACAACTAGCCAAACGGCTGAACTAAGAAAATTAGAACCGCTCGCTTTATATGTTGATGTATTAAATAGTATTTATGAATCAGCAAAAGTAGAAATCGCAAGGCCACGCTTAATACAGAGCTATTCATAAGCAGAAAGTGCAACATTTGGTGAGATGGAAACCATCACAGGAAGAGACCTATATTCGATAGTTTCAGCGGTCTTGAGAATTCAAAGAACAACAATGAGTAGAGCATTGGCTAGAAGAACAGTATCCAATGTTCCAGCAAAAGCTAGCATAAACTCAAGTGCTCATTCAAAGCCAGCAGGTATCCTTCCAGAAGCTGAAATAAATCATGTTTATGGAATAACAGCTGCAAGTGTGGCATTTGAAAAACTACTAATGGACTCATTTATTGAACACGCATTAAGTGATGAAGGAAGTGTGGTTGTTAAGGAAGCAAGAATACTTCCTGATGAAAGAATATCAAGTAGTTTAACAATTGAAAGTTCTGAGGCTGAGATTAAGTTGATTAGACAAGCAGCTCATTACTTTTTACATAAGTTAAATATAATTTCAGAAGCTACGGCAAACGAACCTACAGTTTTACATGCTGCAGGACACAACGAGCTAGTAGTTAAAGGTGCAACTCTAATGGGTTACTTAGATGACAAAATGCTAAGTGCAATAGGATCATATTTTAGCGGAGGTCAATTTAATCTTGATGTCCTGCATTACGAAGGTGACGTGCTTATCACTGATTATTTATCACAGTTATTTGCTGATGCATTAATAAATGCTATATCACCTTTTAGTGTAGAAATTAAACATATTGAAAATGAGTTGTTTCAAGCTGAGCCGAGTTTGAGATTAGCAGAAGATTCAATGCATATCGTTGAACTAGCCTTTCAGGACTCAATCAATGCGAGCTTAGTTAAAGTTGATTTTAACTCATTTAGTGTGAATACCTTAATTGAGGCAAGTATTGAATCAGTTATTGAGTTTGATCCATCTTCGTGGCGTAATCCAGTATTGATTAATGATGTATTGGAAATTTATCAAGTTTATGAAGGCGAAAAAGAAGGTATGAACTTAAATTTAGGATAGGAGGTAATCAATGCGAAAGACAAACATAATACTAAAAAATAAGCATGGTGAAGATGTAGTTTATAGTGACATTTCAACGGTATCATTTGATGGTGAAGATGGCACTAAAAAACAATTTTCATTAGGTAACCTTACAGAAGGAACTATTGAATTAAACTTTGCAGAAGGCGATCAACTGGTCGTTGTACCCGATGATGAACTATATGACAGAGTTTTAATTCTTAAACCAGAAACATTTATACCAGAGAATATAGCACAGGGTGTAATTGTTGCTGGAATTGAAGGAACGTTTGAAGGTGCAAGAGATATGCCAACTCTTAATACTCCTTCCATAGCAAGAAGTAGTGACACAATTACAATAACAAATCCAACCACAAATGGTAACTTCAACAAAGGATTTAACATTTACTCTGGTGAGGATGTGGCGTTCTATCAAACTGCTACAACGTTTAGTTTAATTGGTAAGTTTGAAGCAGAGAATGATTACTTAATACAGGCGACTTGTGTAAATCCATTAATGAATGAATCAGGTAAAAGTGGTTCAATAAGATTCTCTATTTACTCTATTAATAAAGTACTTGACGAACACATCTCGACAACAGATACAACCACAAAGATAAGTGATGGATTAAAATATAAGATTAATATAAAAAGTGCCTTTGGATATTGGCTACCAGTAATCATCAATGTGTATAAAAAGAAAAATGGATCTGATGAATATGAGCTAACTGACGATTACTATTACTCGATGTATACAGGTGAGATATCTTTTGAATCAATGGATGCCAATGTGAAAATCGAAGTAGTCGCTGATGAAGAACCACAACTGAAAAAGCAACAAGTAAGATTTATCGACCATGAATTTAAGCTTATTACATCATTTCCGATATATTCTCAAAAGCTTTTATTTTATGACAACGATGAATTATTTCATGAAGAGGTAAAAGAAGAAGATCCTATTTTTGTTAGTGTTGAGCCACTTGGAACAACTTATACCTTTATTAGAGATTCAGATGGTTATTATAAACCGACAAACATAGGAATAAATAGCAGCTTTGCCATTGCAAGAATTAAGATTGTAAATACTGAAAGCCCAAAGATTATAAGGTTTTTATGGATGCAAAGTTCGGAATCTAACTACGACTTTGGCCTTGTCGGACAAATGAATGTTGCATTATCTTTAAGTGCAAACGTTGATACTGGAGTGTTGTTGGATGCAAAAGGTCAAACTGCAACTACACCAAAAGAACTAATACTTGATGCTCCTACAGGCACAAACTTTTATGACGTTAAATATCGAAAAGATGGTAGTGCTCATAGTGGATGGGATATGTTTCAGTTTCAAGTAGATTTTATTGATAAAGTATTACCTATCTCAAGTGACAAAGTTGTACTGAATGATGATTATGTTTTGAAATTATCAAATATAGATTACATGCAAAGAAGATCAGCAAACGTTACGCATCATATCTATCTTAATGATGTTTTAACTTACGAAGAAAAGGAGGGCATTTAATGGCTATTAATTTAGATTTAAAACAATACATAAGAACCTATGGACTTCATAGAATAAAGGTTATTGCAACGGGTGAGGGGTTTAGAAACAGTGAAGCTGTAGAAAAAGAGTATTACAATAATCCTTTTATTATGCAGTCTGAAGGGGGAATTGTAGTAACCAACGTTCAACCAGGAATATCATCAATTGATTTGTATGTGGATGAGGTGTTAGAAAAGACTATAGACCACGATGCTCTATCAACTGAGGATGTTCTAATTGATTATTCCGATACTTCAGTAACAGAAGGTTCTATAAACAATTTTATGGATGTAGTTCATACAGATTATGGTGATTTTACAAGTAATGAAGTTATAACAACAAAGATATTCGGTGTAAGCGGAATGTATGACTCGGCGATAGCTTTAACAAGAACAGATGATTCGGTTGGTAAAACATATGCCATTAATACATCAACTGGTATAGTTTCAAGTGACTTTGACGATGAATTTCCTTATAACGCAATGACTGAAGTTAATGTTGAAGATAGCTTGTTTATCTCAATTCCTGAAATGTGGTGGCGAATCGGAACAGATGAGGAAGACAATATTACGGATATAGCTGTGGCTAGATATAAAAAGGGTTCTGGAAATTGGTATAAATCAGATGCGTTTCTTGTTGGTAAATATTTATCACATCAAGAAAATAATATGATGGTCTCTAAAACTGGTAAGTCTATGAGTCAAAGCCATACACCATTGCAATGGACAGCTTATGCGAAAGCAAATGGTGTGGGATATAAGCCTTATGGAAACTATGAACATACCATTCTAACTTTTCTTTGGCTTATAGAATTTGCTAATAAGCGAGCAACAAACATTTTAAATGGTTATTCAAGTTACAACCAAGCAACTGGTGCAACAAACACAATTGAAGCATTAACTGGTTACTTAACAGCGAATAACCGAATGAAATATCGTGGGATTGAGGACTTTGTTGGTAATGATGCACTTTGGATGCCTGACGTAACAGGTGCATATTATACATCAAGGGATATCGAAACATATAAGAATGGAACTATTAATAAATCACAGCTTTCTTACTATAAGAACGTTACAACTAGTTCAAACTGGCGAGGTGTTCAGGCTCTTGGTTGGGATGATAACAATCCATTTATTTGTTTGCCTTCAAAATTAGGAACTGCATCAGCAACAACATACTTTGGAACTAGCATGTATGGACCAAATGGTAATAATGACTACACAGCTAGAGGTAAGCTTTATTCGGGCTATACAAGCAACGCTAACTTAATTAGCTTAGTCTTTGATTATCAATTTTCAAGTGCAACGGATACAACAACATCAAGATTAATAAAATATGAAATTTAGGAGGATAAAATCATGATTACAAACGCAACAGCAAACTCAATTTTAAATGCATTTTTTGGAAGGACAAATCAGATCAGTTTAGCATCAACTTGCTATATTGGCCTTTCAACAACTACGCCAACAGCGACAGGTGATAACTTTACTGAACCGCCAGAAGCAAATGGCTATGCTAAAGTTCTAATTGGAAACTACAATCAGTCAAACACTATGCTAATGGAAGCTGCAAGTGGAGGAAGTATTAGTAACACTAACAGTATTATTTTCTTTCCAGAAGCATTAGCAAGCTGGGGAACAATTACTCACTTTGGTATTTTTACATCTAAGAGTTCATCAACTCCAATTATGTGGGGTGCATTGAGTTCATCAATTACTGTTCCATCTGGGTACATTCCAATCTTTAGAGCGGGTGCACTAACAGTATCGCTACAATAAAAGGAGGGTGCATTTATGCCAAAGTATTTAGAAATGTCTGCAGAGGTAGTTGTGGATTTAGAGGCGTTATTTGGCGAGAAACCAAGACAGCCAACTGATCAGCCAAACGATGTAAAGGCAGAAGTTAAAGAAGAAGTAAAGAACACAAATGACTAATTAAAGGAGGATTATTTTTATGGGTATAACAGAACTTATACTCACTATCGCCTCAATTATTACGGCACTTGGAATTATTTCAGGTGTCTTTTTTTCAGGCTATAGATGGTATTTAAAGCAAAACAAACAAGATGAGGACATTAAGGAAATCAAACAGGAACAAGTAATTCTTATTCATGGTGTTCTAGCGTGTTTAAAAGGTTTAAAAGAACAAGGTTGTGATGGGCCAGTGACTTCTGCAATTTCAGAAATTGAAATCCATCTCAACAAACAAGCTCATAAATAAAAGGAGGAAAAAAGTATGGATTATACATTTATAACTATTCCAGTAATTACATCGATAGTCTATGTGATCATTGATATTATCAAGAAAGCAACAAACAGCAACGAGAAGTTTCTAAGATTAATTCCACTTGTTGCTGCAGTTCTTGGAATCATATGTGGCATAGTAAGCTTTTACTTTATACCAGGTGTATTGAATACTGATAATGTGTTTGTAGCCATTATTGTTGGTGCAGCTTCAGGACTAGCTGCAACAGGTACTAATCAGGTTATTAAGCAACTTACAAAATAGAAGAACTTAATAAAACATAAGGCCTATCGGAGTTGTCTGGTAGGCTTTTTTTGTTTTCTTTTGGCAAAATCGTCTCGACTTCCCATTTGACTTATGAGGAGGTAGATGATATGAAAAACGAACTCAAAAAGAAAATATTAGAATTAAGGAATTTAGGTAATGGCTATAAAGCAATAGCCAAAGAATTATCAATTACACCTAGTGCGGTTAGAAGTGTATGTACTGCAAAATTTAGTGATCCAGATTTATATGGAACTTGTAAGAACTGTGGAAATAGAGTCAAACAAACGCCTGGAAAAAAGAAGCGTCAATTTTGCTCTGATAAATGCAGAATGGGATGGTGGAATTCGCATAGAGATGAAGTAGCAAGAAAATCCTTTTATACTTACACGTGTCCAATTTGCAACTCTGAATTTGAGGCTTATGGAAATAGCAAAAGAATTTATTGTAGTATCTCTTGTTATGTTAAAAGTAGAGCAAAAAAAGGTAATGAGCAATGATTACAAAAAATATAGAACAGTATTATTCATCGCTTGTTCACCTTATTGCAATGAAGAATAAAGGAATATTAAACGATGCTGATTTCCTAAAAGCCGAGTCTGTTTTGGCAAGTAAATATTGTATCAAAAAAGATAGTCTTTATCGGGC